GAGCATACGGAGAAGGATTAATACTAGAATGGATGATGGAGGAGTATGAACCAGGCCATCCGAACCTAGAACGTATATACAGCGAGCCGCTAATAGAAGAGCTCATTGAGAACGATGGTATAAAGAACGTCGATAGAGTCATAGCACTGTGTATGGTGATGATGTATCGAGAAGAGTTAGTTCAGGTTAAAGTGTCAGCTGCACAAGAAAAAAACAAACAGGTTGAACTATTTAGTATTCCGTTATTTAGCGAACGGTACTGGAATTCATATTAACAGTAGTTCGCCAATTAATTAAACAATATGGTAGAAGATAATTTATATAATTCACGATTTCCACAACAGAAGTTACCGCTATCAAAGAAAACCGAGAAGTGGCAACATGATTGTGTAAATTACATAATAGGCGAAGGGAACATTGTTTCTGGAGGCCAGACATATACAAAGTTTGGCGAATTACAGGTATACTACGATTTATACAATAGCATATTCGACGAAAAGGATTTTAAACGTGTAACCAACCCGTTTAAGATCGAAGAAGGATTTCCAGCAGTACCGCAGGACTTTAACATAATTCGACCAAAGATAGACCTACTTATCGGTGAAGAGACAAAGAGACCTCTCAACTTTAGAGTGGTTAGAACATCGCAAGAAGCTACATCTGAACTGATGGAGACTTAGAAACAACTTGTGATGAATTATGTTCAAGCTGCGATCACATCTAAAATGAGTCCTGAGGAAGCTATGCAATTCTAGCAACAACTTCAAAGTGGTGAGATAATGCCCCCTGAAGAGATTGCTAAGTACATGGACAAGGATTACAAAGACGTTGTTGAGAATACAGCATATCACACTCTTACATATCTCAGAGAACGTCTTAATATGGATAACGAGTTTATAAAAGGCTGGAAGGATGGTTTGATTGGTGGAATAGAGGTGTACTATGTTGGAGTACTTAACGAAGAGCCTTATATGGAGCGTGTTAACCCCATGTATTTCTCTTTTGATAAGAGTCCTGACCTAGAGTTCATAGAAGATGGCTCATGGTGTTGTCGTAGAATGAGACTACCAATAGCTGAGGTTTACGATAGATATTATGATAAGTTGTCTGACAAAGACCTCAATAAGCTTGAGGAGATGATGAATCAAGCTTCTGCCAATAATCTCGGTGAGAAAGATCCGATAGACAATTTTAAGGGCATACAATTGCATATCTACGACAATCCAGTATTTGATGAAAAGAGTCAGCATTGCGTAAATGTATGGCACTGTTGCTGGAAGTCGTTTAAGAAGATTTTCTATGTCACTACAATGGACGAGCAAGGTGTTGCTTAGACAGATATTGTAGATGAGACATTCAAACCATTTGGAGACGAAGTATCTGTTGAACCAGGTTGGATCATCGAGGTATGGGAAGGATATAGATGTGGTAATGATTTATACTTTGGTATACAACCATTGGAATATCAACACGTATCTATTGACAACCCTAATTCGCAAAAACTTCCGTATACAGGAGCTGTGTATAGTAACACTAACTCCAAACCAAGGTCTCTTGTGAGTATCCTCAAACCGTTGCAGTATATGTATATTGTATTGTGGTATAGATTGGAACTTGCATTAGCTAGAGACAAAGGTAAGATTATAACAATGGACGTTACACAGATTCCTAAGTCTATGGGTATAACTACTGAAAGATGGCTGCATTATCTATCATCTGTAGGTGTAAACTTCGTAAACCCATATGAAGGTAATCCTGGCGATCCTAGCGGTAGCAGAGCTGCTTCATTTAATCAATTTGGTCAAGCAGATCTTACGATGAGCAATGTTATCGGTGAGTACATTCAGCTGATGGATAAGATAGAGCAGCTTGCTGGAAGTATCTCTGGTGTTACTACACAGCGCGAAGGTTCAATTAGTAGCTCAGAGCTTGTTGGTAATGTTGAAAGATCTGTTATACAATCTTCTCATATTACAGAACCTTTGTTCTGGTTACATAATCAGTGTAAGCGTAGAGCAATGACAATGCTACTTGATACTGCAAAAGGAGTATGGCAAGAAACAGGCAAAAGCAAGCTTAGCTACGTGTTCGATAACGGAGAACGTGCCTTTATAGATATCGTAGATAAGTTCTACTATGAGGATGTTGATGTATTTGTAAGCGACACTTCTAAGGACGTAGAGAACATCAACAAGCTTCAACAGCTTATATAGCCTGCTATGCAGAATGGTGCTAGTCTTCTTGAAGCTGCAGAAGTTCTTACTAACGACAACTTCAACATACTTAAACAGAAGCTTAAAGATATGCAGACTCGTCAAGAACAGCTTCAACAGCAACAACAACAAGCAGAGGCAGAACAGCAGCAAATGCTCCAGCAAATGTAGAACGAAGCTAAACAGCAAGAGCTCATGTTACAGGAAGCACAGATGGATCTGCAAAGATATCAGATAGATCAGGATAATGCTACTAGAATAGCTGTAGCTCAGATATCAGCATATCGTGGTACTGAAGATAAAGATGCTGATCAGAACGGAATACCAGATCCTGTAGAGCTTGGTAATCAGGCTTTACAACAGCAGAAGATCGACAGTGATGCTTATACTAAACGATACGAAGCTAGACAAAAGCGTGAGATAGAGGATTAGAAGATTAAGCTCGAGCGTGAAAAGATGGAGCACGAGTCAAAGCTGCAGAAACAGAAAGATGACGCAGCTATGGAACGTGAAAAGTTGAAAGCACGTACAGCTATACGTAATAAGACTGCGGGAGAGAAATAATATGAGACGTTCTTATAAAAAACCAATCAGAAAATATAAGGGAGGTAAAGCTGCTCGTGAACGATTTAGGGATCAGCAGCTTAACGACTCTATCATGCATCTGATGAGAAACGGATGGGGTGTCAACGCAATCTCTGGAGCATTAGGAAACGCTTTACACGAATCTAGTGACTGGAGAGGACGTTTTAGAGGAGACTTAGATCCTAACATTACAGAGAAATAGTATTCGGGGCTGTTCATGAATCTCCCTAACGCACGACAAGCGATAATCGATGCTACAGGCGGATATTCTTTGGAAAATCAGCTTGATGCAGCAAACATGTTTGCAAACGGATAGCTTCCTAGAAACATATTTGTAGGATCTGGGAGATACAGTAAGCAGGGATATAGTTCACCAATAGAAGCTGCTAGAGCGTGGGAGAAACATTATGAGCGTTCTGGTAAGCAAGGTATGGAAGACAGATTGGCAAAAGCACAAGAAGTTAGAGATTATATACTTGCAAATAAAGATATATACGGTCGTATGTTCAACCAAACAATACCTGTGCGTAACGGAAGCGGTTTCGATATGCCTTGGGTTAACGCTAATGAAAGAGAATAGATTGCTGGTATAAATCCAGATGGCACAATAAGGACATACAACCAAGATACAAATACATATTCTTCCAGAGAACTAGAACTTCCAGAGATTATAGTCAGACCTTCTATAATCAGAAAGCCACAGACTACCATGTAGACGTTTAACAACTTAGCACCTTGGAATGAATAATTATGGAGAGTCCTAAAAGAAAAGCTTAGAAAATCAGAGACTACAGACGTCATCGTATGATGAGACTTCTAAACCGTCGTAAAGCTACTGCTCAAGAGGCTATGTCTGAAATAGCTGAGAGGGAGTTGATGCGTAAGTTACGTATCACCCCTCTTAAGAAGTTTGAGGATGGTAAAGACGCCTTGCTGTCTAGTACACCAAAGCTTAGCAATGTCCCAAAACTTAATTTTGACGCACCTGTTATAGAAGAAGAAATAAAGCCTAAAAAAGAAATTCCTGTAGAACCCATAAAGCAAAGGGAGCCTATAATTCCAGGACTTTAGCCGCAACAACTAATATCTGACTCTAGATTTTCTAGAAGCCACCCTATCTTTAAAGACGAATACGACTATATGAATAGCGATGCGTTTTTGACAAGAGTTAAAAAAATGACTGCCAATAACGATAAGGCGCGAATATTAGCAACTAATATGCGTAATGGGTTGTATTACACAAAGCTTCCAAATGAAGCCTTTTATGACTATACGAGTAATTCCCAAAACAGCGGGTATAGGATGATGGAATCCGGACCGTATATTCACAATATATACTACGGTAGGGTTAATGATGTTCCTGGATTTACAAAAAGAAGTGTTATTGCGCATGAGTTAGGACATTCTATTTATGATATGAATAAATAGGGATCACTGTTAGATTATCACCTATTGTCCCCACAATACATAAGTGTTTTGCAAAGAGGTCGTCATAAAACACCAGTCTCTGACGAAACCGTGAGACATGACCACTAGGATGGAGAACGTATTGCAGACATACGAGCTCTTCAACAACAGGCGAAAGATGCGGGCATATGGGACAAGACAACAGGAGTTGATATGACACCAGAAATGTATAATAAGCTTAAACAAACATATCCAGATCACAGGTCTTTTGATATGTGGAACGATGAGGATTTGAGGTGGTTGATAAACACTACTGCACAAATACAGCCTGTTAAAAACAACATCTATTATGCGTGATACCATGGAACGAAAAAAAATTAACGCTAAAAGCAATCGAAGATACTCTTGTGGAGATAATGGATGCATATCCATTCGAGGATTACGAGATATGGATTACTAGACAACTTACTCCTCAATAGATTAAAGAAGAACTAGATAAATGCAAAATACTAAAACTGACAAACAAACAATCTGCGTAAATGGAATGTGCTACACAATGAGCTTTCAAGATTGGAACAACATACGTAGATGGCGAGATGACGCTGAAAAACATTTCCCTAAGAAATAAACTTGTGCAGGGTTCGACTCCCTGCACCGAGAACTAATTAACAACATACTAATTATACATTATAATTATGCCAAGAAAAAAGAAGAGTGATCTGTCACAATTCGAAGATCTCCTCAAGAGTGTTGGTTACGATAACGTAGAACAACATGAAGGTGTAACAGACGTTACCCAGGATATATTCGACGACGATGACATTGAAAACTTAGATCCAGAAAACCAGACCAGTCCTGTACAACAGACTGAGGAGGTTGACAATCAACAGGCAACAGAAGATCCACTAGAGGACCATTCTGAGATACCTGAAGATGTATTAAACAGACAGTCCGAACAACAGACCAGTGAGGGTCTCGGCGAGTAGAACGATGATGACAATGTACAAGAAGTAGATCCTACAGAAGCTACTAACATTGGCGCGTTCTTTGACGCATTCGCTGAGGAACTCGGTTGGGATGTTTCCGATGATGAAAAGCCTAATACTGTAGAAGGCTTAGTAGATTATATCGGGTCTGTGATAGAACAGAACAGTACACCAAAGTATGCTGATGATCGTATCGCACAACTTGACAATTATGTTAAGAACGGTGGCCGTTTCGAGGATTTCTATCAGAGACAGCAAGATGCATTGTCTTTAGACAACTTAGACATCGAGGACGAATCTAATCAGAAAGCAGCAGTTCGTGAACTCTACCGCTTGCAAGGATACAATGACGAACAAATATCCCGCAGAATAGAGCGTTTTGAGGACGCAGACATGCTGGAAGAAGAAGCTCAGGATGCTGTTGAAAGACTGCGTACAATTCGTACACAACAGCTTGAACAAGCAAGACAACAGCAGGAGCAAGCAAGACAAGCTCAAGAGGCACAGGCTAGACAATTTATGGAAGACCTTACAGGTAGTATAAATAACCTCGATAACATACGTGGTATTAGTATACCTAAGCAAGATCGTAAAGCATTGTACGACTACATAACAAAGGTAGATGCAGACGGTCTTACACAATACCAGAAAGACTTTAATTCTAATATGGTAAACAACCTCATTGAGTCTGCATACTTCACAATGAAGGGTGATGCCCTCCTTGGTGAAGCAACACGCAGCGGTCGCACATCTGCTGCAAATAAGCTTAGAACAATGTTACGACATACAAGCACGAATCACTCGCGCTACAATGTCCAAGAAGACAAACAGCGTTCAGTTGTAGATATAGCGTCACAATTCTATAATTGAGCCTAATGTAATAATATATGAATAATACACTTTTGAATAACCTCCAACTGTATCGCGGTAAGCGTTTTAGCGATCTGGTTGATGAGAACATGATTTCTAACGCACTCCTGTCTCGTCCACACGAGGTGGCAGGTCTGCTTTCTCTTGTATTTGGTACAAAGGACGATGGTGTATCAACAGCCATCGATTTGATTACTGGCGGTATCGGTAAGACAATGGTCATCGATAACCGTGAGTTTGAGTGGCACGTAATGATCGATTCAGATCATGCTGTGAACATTCGTTATGCTAAATGGAATGGTCAAGAGATCACTTCTAGTGACATCGACAATTCAACTCCTGGTGTAAACGGCACACCTATCTACCTCGGTCTCGAGGAGAAGTGGTTTGGTCCAGGTGCAATCCTTTCTTTTGACAATATTAACTTCCAGGTACGTGTGAACGGTACTCCTTATCAGGACGGGTCTACTTGGGTATATGAGTGTTATGTTGCTGATGGTTTCGCTGGCTCTTATATTCCAGCTGAGTATCTCCTCCCTGGTCGTCAGGTAAGCCGTGTAGGCTCTGCTTATGAGGAGTACAGTGATGAAGCAGATATCATCAACTATCAGACACCGTTTAAGATGCGTAACCACCTGCAGACTCTCCGTCTGACTTACGATATAACAGGTGATGCATATTCTACGGTGCTCGCTATTGCACTGAAGGATCCTGAGACCGGTAAGAGCTCTTATCTCTGGGCTGATTATCAGTACTGGAAGGCTCTTCGTGAGTGGAAGAAGCGTGAGGAGACAGCTCTTCTGTTCTCTAAGAGCAACCGTAATGCCGACGGTACTTACGGTCTGAAGGGTACAAATGGACGTCCTGTTCCTACGATGTCTGGTCTGTTCGAGCAGATTTCTCCAGCTAACGTACGTTACTACACAACTCTTACGGCTGAGTTGCTCGAGGATTACCTCTTCGATCTGTGTTACAACCTCA